GATCGTGTCCATGTAGGGCGCGATGGCCTCGTTCATGCGATCCGCGAACTCGGCCTTGGCGCGGATCGGCTCGATGCCCGCGCGCATCTGCTCCTCGCGCTGGTAGGCGTATTCCTGCAGGCGCGGATCGGCCTTGAGCCACGCGTCGTGGAATTCCTTCTTCCACGACTGCGGCGGGCGCTTCCAGACGGGCTCCTCGGCGGCCTCTGCGGCCTCGGCGGCCTCGGCGGCGGTCCCCTGCGGCCCGGCGGGCGCCGCCTTCGGGGCGGGCGCACCATCGGCACGGGCGAACCGGCCCGAGGCGTCGCGGGCGCGGCCTTCGGCGGCGGGCTCGGGCTCGGCCTCGGGGGCGGCCTCGGGCGGCGCGGCGGCAACCTCGGCCTCGATCTTGGAGAACTGCTCGGCCAGCAGTTCCTTGCGGCTGTCGCTATCGACCTTCTGGATCTCGCTCATCTCATCTCCGGGGTTGCGACCGCAGCTCGGCCAGGATCTTGTCCGCCTGCTTGTCGGTCATGTTCCACAGCTGCTCGCGCAGGCGCTTGATGCGCTGCTCGCGGCTCGGCGCTGTGATCTCGCGAGGCTTCGGCATCTCGTTGCCGACCTCGAAACAGTTGTGGCGTTTCAGATGCTCGCGATGCTGCGAGCGGCTGCTGATCCACGACCCGTCCGCCATCGACTTGTAGCCGCCGATGTCGGGGACGATCTGGATCTTGGCTTCGGCGCCGGGGTGCGCGATGGCGATCTCGATCATCTCCCCGTCGCGCCAGACGTATCGCGTCCTCATAGCAGCAACATCACCTCCTCGTCGTCGGCCTCGAGCGCGAGACGCCGCTGGAGGTCCAGCGCACGCTCCAGGCCTGCCAGAATGCGCCCCAGATCGATCGACGGGGCCTCGATGATGTCGGCGCGCGTCTCCACGCCGACCGCTTCGATGGCTGCCGAGACAGCCTGCTCGACTTCCTCGGGCGCAGGCTCCAGCCCCTCCACGATCCGCTCGTAGAGTTCCAGCACCCGGCGCCGACGCGCCTCGACCTCCTCGCGCTCGCGCTTGAGCTTCTTGCGGAGGTAGTCGCCGTCGTGCGTGTCATCGACGACGACCGGCGGCGGAATGACGCCATAGCCCCAGGAGTCGGACCACGACGCGCCCCAGCTGTCGCCCCAGCTTGCGAACATCACACGGGGTTCCACGGATCAGCGGTGGTGCCGGTACCCTTGACCTGAATGTCATTGACGTACTGGATGTTGGCGTCCACCTGACCGGCGACCGTGAAGGCGAGGCTGTCGGTCTTGGCCTTGATGGCCGACACGTTGCCATCGACCGTCGAGAGCGCCGACGAGGTCGCCAGCCCGCTCTGGATCTCGGTGACCGCATCGGTGGCGATGGACGCGGCGGTGATCGAGTTGCTTGCCAGCGACGAGACCGTGACCGCATCGCCCGGCAGCGAGGAGAAGACCTCTTCGCGCACATCGGTTGGGTCCGCGCCCGAGGCCGTGACATGAACGACGAAGTCGCCCAGCGTGTCGGTGTGCGCCGTGGTCAGGGCCAGCGAATACCAGCCGTCGCCAAGCTCGGTCACGGTCGGGGTGATTGACGCGAAGGCAGCGCCATCCTTGCTGGCGGTGATCGTGAGCGTCAGGCCGGTCGCGCCCGTGATGTGGTCGGTGCTGCTGGTCATCAGCACCATCAGGTTGCGCGCCGTGGACTGCTTCAGCATGGCATCACCTGTTCACGACGCGGGAGCGGGAGTAAGTGTTCCCGCCAGCCGGGGCCGAGGGCGGCGGGTAGTGGAGGATCGTGGCTTCGATGTTGTAGTTGATGAAGGTGCTGTTCGACAGAAGTCCGGCGGTCCCGGCCAAGAGGCCCACGCCCTCTCCTGGCCGCACGATGATCCCGCTGCCCGGCTCGGCGGTGAAGATGTCGATGTCAGCAAGCCCGTCGAGCTGGATGCCGTTGAGAGACTGCCCGATGGCGCCGAACACCTTCATGGCAGGGTTGCGCCGGAACACGCCAGCGTTCTGCTGCTGGGCGATGCTGATCGTCGCGCCGTGGGTGTAGGGCCAGTCCCATTGCCACGCCCCCTCAAGACGCGAGCGGAACGGGCCGACGACGGCGCGCATGGACGCTGGCGTCGAGACGGTGGTGTCGGGCTTGATGATGTTCGCCGCTTCCGCCGAGGTGTCGAGGCCAAAGATGCGCGCGATTCGAAGGTTGATGGCTGGCACGGTAAGAGTAAGCGAGGTGGTGGCGTGGCTCTCTCCGTCCAGCGGGATGAACGCCACGCGCACAGCCAGCACGACGCCGCTGCCCGAAGCGTTGAACAGGCTGACGAGGGGGCCGTCAATCAGGGCATCGGTGGCAACGTCCACGCTGCGGTAGGTGTAGGTCGCGCCCGTCGCGGTGTTGGTGACGAACATCGCCACGATCATGCTGTGCGGAACGCCATACTCTGTCTGCGTGACGGCAACTCCCTCGCCCTCGCGGAGGACGATTGGCTCCACATTGACGCTTGCACCGAAGTCGCCAAGCGTCGCGAATGCGTCGTGCTTCCACGTTGCCAAGCCGCCGCTGAACTGCCGCGACGAAAGGCCCGTGCCACCAATGGCCGCGAAATACGTCGGTGCGTCAGCCATGCGCTTGAGGGCGATGCCCGAGGTCGTGACGCTGTCGGGGTTGGTGGTGAACGTCACCTGAGAGGGCAGGCTGGCGGATGCGGTGTCGTGCTTGATGGGCGCGACGGCGTCACCACCGCTGCTTGCCGTGGTGCGATAAAGGGCAAGAGCGCCCGCGCGACCCGAGCTGCCCTGCGCGTTGCTTGTCGGCGCGACGGGCGAGAGCCTGAGATTAACCAACTCGTAGTACCGGCGCGAGTCCGATTCCTCGTCGTTGAAGAGGGCGAACAGCCCGTCCTCAAGCGGACGCACATCGACTGCGCGCTGGTAGACGAGGAAGGTCTCAGGCATCGGGCGTCACGACGACGAATTCGCTATATCGCGACGGCACCTTGCACCCAGGGCAGACGATGGGCGGCGACGCCGGGCCAAGCCCCCCGTTGATGTCGTTCTCCACGCGGGAGGCGAAGGACTCCTCCACCTCCCACTCATGCAGGCAAGCCTTGTGGCGCAGCGTCTTCATGGCTCACGACGCAGCGTCAGTGAACTCGATTTCGAGATCGGCGGTGCCGACAGCGGACGAGCCCGAGTGGAACAGCTCGAAGCCCTGCGTCGCGCGGCAGACGATAGGCTCCACGTTCGTGTCGGAGTAGCCAGCGTTCCAGACCTCCGCGAACGGGATCAGCGTCAGCCAGTTGGCCTGCGTCGTGCCAGCCACCACCGGCTCCTCGTTGACGAAGAGGAAGCGGCGGAAGATGTCGCTGCCGGTGACCGTCTGGTTGGTGCCACAGGTCGTGTTGGCGTTTAGCGCCGACGAGTTGGTGTCGTGCTTCACGGGCGTCACAGCGGTGCCTGCGGACGCTGCCGTGATGCGGCGGCACTGGGCCGTCGTGATCACGCCGGTCACCGCTGCGGTGCCGTTGTTGAACCAGTAGGCCCTGTAGGCGCGGATGATGCGCGTCGATCCGGTGCCGTTGAAAACGTTGAGCATGTCCTTCGCGTTGGCATACGCCACCGCGCCAGAGGTCGCTCGCCAAGTCGCTGCCATGTCAGGCTCCCATGTCCATGAAGGTCTTGCCGGTGCCGGTCGTGGCCCCGAAAACGGTGATCTCGCCGCGCCCGTCCATGCCGGGACCGGCGGCCCATTGCTGGATGCGGTTCTCGTTCAGCGCGCGGACGCTCGCGTCGAGGTCGTCGCGCACATCGCCCGGCATCAGCCCGATGCGCCGGGCCGCCTGGATCTTGAGCATGAAGGCCTTGCAGGCGGCGACATGGCGAGCGGAGAGCGGCGTCTCGGTGCGGAGCAGCCAGCAGTCCATCGCGGGCCGCCATTCCATCGCGGGCTGGCGCATCACGCATTCCCCATCGTCACGACCTCGACGCCCATCGCGCGCCCGTCAGGCCCGCGCACGATCCGCTTGGGCGCGCCCATCGACTGCATCAGCGCCTGCATCATCGCCATCATGCGCTCGTCGCGCGCCATGCTGTCCTGCACCATCTGCTGGATCATGGAGCGGACGTCCTCGGACATGCCGGTGGCGAGGCGGTTGCTGGCCTCGCTCACGATATTGAGGCCGGGCGTGTCCACGCCGCTGACGCCGATGCGCGCGACCATGATCTTGGTCTCGGCGTCGAGACGGGCCTTCTCCTGCTCCAGCGCGACCTTCTGGGCCAGCTCCTCGCTCTTGAGCGCGGCCTCGAAGCGCTGACGCTGCTCTTCAAGCGCGGCCGCGGCCTGCGCCTTCATTTGCTCGATCTGCATGTCGGCCTGCAGCTTGGCCTGCATCATCTGCGCGTCGAATTGGGCCTTCTGCTGCGCGATGGCGGTGTCGGCCTGCATCTTCATCTGCTCGGAATCGGGCTGCGGCGGCGCGGCGGCCTGCGCCTGCTGCTGGGCGGTGATCTCCTCCAGCATCCGATCGAGGGTGCCTTCCAGCGGTTCGGCCTGCTTGAACGCGCCGATCCCGTACTTCATCAGCTCGATGACGATGCCGGCGGCCTGCGGGGCTTGCTGCACGACCGGCAGCGCGCGCTCGAGGAAGCCGCCATAGGCCTGCACGAACTCCAGCCGGTCCTGCTTGTTCTGCTGCTCGTCGATCTGGACGAGGCTGTCGGACGCGACCTCGATGCGGAAGTTCCGCAGCGGCTTGTCGGCCAGCACCTGCAGCGCCTGGGGGATCAGCTGCTGGTCCTCGGGCGACATCTGTTGCGCCGCCGCGTAGGCGAGGACCGTCTGCGGCTGGAACTTGGTCGCGATGATCTGCGCCTTGAGGCGGATCAGTTCGGAGGCGAACAGCGCCACCTCCTCTTGCATCGACCGCAGCCGCAGGCCGGCGTACTGGCCCTTGATCTGCTGCGCGGTCGCCGTCTCGCTCGCGGCGGTCTGGCCTCGGATGATGTCGGAGATGCCGGTGATCTCGTAGATCTGCGACTTGATCTGCTCGCGCGCGCCGTAGCATTGGATCAGCGCCTGCGCGAGGGTGTCGAGCGGCAGGAGGTCGATGCTGCCCTTCAGGCCGCCCTTTTCGCCGAACGCCATCCACTTATCGACCGGGATCAGCGTGTTGTTGTCGCCCTCGGTCAGCAGACGCTGGAGCGCGGGCTGCGAGGCATCGTAGACGCCGCGCATCCGCAGCGCCTTGACCAGCCCGTCGATGCGATCGGACAGGATGTCGAGTTCGTTGGCCTGATCCTGATACAGCAGGAAGTCGGGCACCGGAACGAGGTTGTCCGAGGTCGTGGTCGCGTACAGCGGCTTCGGGCAGGGATAGAACCCTTCCAGCCCGAGCGGGTCGTCGCGCTCGTCCACGAACTGACCCATGCCCTTGTGCAGCCAGTAGACCTTCTGGGTCTCCTTGCACCACAGCTCGCAGATCTTCGCGCGCGTGCCTTCGCGCTTGCGGTTCGGGCCGTCGAGGTTGTCGGGGCCGCTGTCGAGCGGGATCTTCCGGCCCATGTCCTCGCCGAAGCGCTCCACCAGCGCCTCGCGGGTCATGTAGACCCAGCGCCAGACCTGCGTGACCTCTTCCCATGTCCTGGCCGAGGAGTGGCCGAAGTCCTTCCAGTGGACGTAGTCCACCGGGGCGCACTCGTACTCGATCTCCTCGGGCATCTCCGCGCCCTCGGGGAGGTTGCCGTCCTCGTCAACGTCCTCGGTGACCTGCGCGCCATCCTCGGGCAGCGCCAATTCCTGCGCGCGGACATGCGGCTCGTAGCGGACCCACGCGACGCCGCGCCCGCCGAGGAAGCGGTCCTCGACGGCGTACTTCATCGTGGCGCGAAAGTCGGGGTAGTGCTCGATCTCGTAGTCCAGCGCGCGCTCGATCAGCTGCGCCGCCACGCGCCCGATCTGGTCGCGGTCGCCGAAGCGCCGCTTGGCCGAGGCCTTCGGCAGCTTGGCGTAGACCGCCGGGATCAGCGTCTGGACGTTCGACCAGAAGATGTTGAACTTGACCGTCTCGTTGCCCGACTGCGTGCGCGTGTCGTCGCGGTAGCGCTTGATGATCTTGGTGCAGCGCTTCTCCCAGCGGGTGAATTCGGTCTCGTAGGTCGAGATCGCCTGCAGGAACTTCTGCACGCCGGTCGGCTGGACGTCGGCCATCACGGCCTCCTTCGGAAGATGACGTCGCGATGCACATGGCCCGCGATCATGTAGCCCCAATCGGCCAGCATGGTGATGGTGTCAACGTCGGTCGCGCCGTACCGCTCGCCAAGGCCCTTCAACTCGAGCACGATGGTCGGCCAGGAGCGGAAGATCGTCTCCTTCGCGCCCTGCACCGCGAAATGCTCGTAGCCCTCGACGTCGAGGCAGAGCAGGTCGCAGTCATCGATGTCGAAGCTGTCGATCCGCATGATCGAGAACTCGGCGCCGTTCTTCACGCGATGCGCGCCGATGTTGTGGCGATCGAACCTGTCCATTGCGCCCGTGCCAGCCGACGCGCCGAACGCGCCGCGATAGGCCGAGACCTTCGCCCGGTCGGCGCCCTTGAGCCGCTCGTCGAGGTTCAGCAGCAGCGCCGCGTGGTTCTCCTCGTCGGGCTCGACCGTCAGCACCTTGTCGAAATGCCCGGCCAGCGCGACCGGCCAGATGCCGATGTTGCCGCCCGCCTGCACGACCGTGCGACGGCCCGAGGTCAGCGGCAGGATGTCGGTGTCGAGGTCGCCCACCTCCGCGAGGATGATCTCCAGCGCCACCTGATCGGCGTCAGGGACATGCCAGCCTTCACGCCGCTGCATACTTGACCTCGTCCTGTTCCCACGGGCGCGGGTGGCCGTGGAAGATGATGATGCGCTCCGAGGCCGAGCGCGGGCTGGCCTTGAAGCTGCTGATCGAGCGCGGGCAGATGTCCTGCCAGTAGGCGGGCGCGATGTCGAGGTGCTGCTCAAGCCACTCCTGGTCGCCGCCGAGGTAGAAGCGCTGTTCCTCGCGAAAGGCGCGGTAGAGGCGGCTCATGTCGCCCGACCACAGCATCATGCTCGACTGCATCGCGGCCTTGTTCATCCGGCCCCGGTAGAAGTCGCGCAGAATGACGAACTCGTCGTCGCCCGCCAGCTCGATGACCGGCGAGATGTCGCGCACGATCACGGTGTCGAGGTCGAGGTACAGCACCGGCCCGCGCAGCCGGAAGATCTCCATCTTCGACCACCAGCCCGGCCAGTCGTGGAGAAGCTCGATCGTCTCCAGCGGCAGCGCGTTGGGCTTGTCCGTCAGGCAGATGAAGCGGTGCATGGGAACGAACCGCCGACACATGTCGCGGAGCGCGACGACGTGCCGGGGCTCGTACTCGCCGCCCGAGCGCAGGACGGTGGCGATGGTGATCATCGCTGCGCGGTGCTACGCGCGAACCGCTCGTCGGACTCGCGCAACGCCCGAGCAAGATCGGCAGGCGACGGGCGGCCGCGCGCGGCGATCGGCCGGGCCGGCGGCGGGCCGATTGGGTCCATCACAGGGGACGGCACGGGCGCGGGCGCAGCCATCGCCGCCATGTCCGCGGGCGACAGGCCACCGAATGTGTCGATGCGCGCGGGCTGGAACTGCATGTCTGCCTCGCTCGGCATTCCCGCCATGACAGGCAGGCGCGGCCTTGCGGGCGCAGCAGGACGCGGCGGCGGCGGGATCGGGGCCGCAGCGCCGCGCGGGTCGGTTGAGGGCATGTACGGGATCGACGGCGACGGGGCGTCGTAGCCGCCGGGCGGCGTCGGAGGCAGGGCGGGATTGGGCAGCCGCTCGTACATCTGCGCGGCGTCCGCAGCCTCGGCGGGCGACATCGCCGGGCGGTTACCGAAGCCGAGGAAGCGGCGGATGTCGTCGAGCGAGTAGGACCGCACCGGGCCTCCGGCGGTGCCTTCGGGGCGCAGCATCGGGTCCATGATGCCCGCCATGCGGCGGTCGAATGCGTCCTGCTCGTCGCGGCTCATTGCCATCGGCATCACTCCTTGTTGCGCGCGCTGATGGCGCGGGCCTTGGACTTGGCGTCTTCCTTGCTCGACGCGCCCCATGCGCGCAGCGCCAGGGCGAGGCGGGTCGGCTTGCCGTTCTTCTCCATCGGGCCGGGCATGTTGCCCATGCGAGCGAGGAAGCTGGCGCGGCGCGGGTTGTCGCCGGACTTCACGGGAGCCTTGAGCGTGCCGCCGGTCTCGGCCTTGTAGGACGCGCGGCCCTTCTCGTTGAGCCCGCCCTTGGGGTTCTGGCCTTCCTTGCGCTGCCAAGCCGGGCTGCTCATCGCTTTTTCTCCGGCTTCGCGGTCTTCGCGGCCTGTTTGAAGTCGGCCTCGCTCGGCCTTCCCTTCTCGCCGGGGCGCTTCATCCTCTCGCCGGAGCCAGCCTTGATCCTCTCCTGCTTGGCGAGGATGTTGGCGTAGAGGCCAGCCTTGTTCATGGCATCACGCCGAGAAGATGCCGACGGCGAGGACTGTGACGCCCGCGCCGGTCGTGATCTTCCACGGGCCGGTCACCGCCGCCGCTTCGATGTCCACGTCGTAGACGCCGATGGGCGTGTTTGCGGGTATCGACAGGATCGTGGTCGAGCCGTCGATCACCGAGACCGTCGAGGTCGCGGCGGTCGCGACGGCGACGACGAGGCGGTGCAGGTAGTCGCCCGCCGCGCCCGTGCCGCCGAGAACTTGGTTCGATTGCGAGACCGCGACGGTCTCGTACTGGTAGCGGTAGGGGTAGCTGACGCCGGCCATCTGGGCCTCCTCAGGACAGGAAACGGAGCTTGTAGATCGTCGCGTCGATCAGCGACGCGATGGTGTCGATCTCGTTCTGCAGCTCGCTGCGCTCGGGCAGCTTCTTGCGCGCCTTCTCGACGTAGGCCTTCTGGTCCTCGAAGTACGAGACCATCGCCTCAGCGCCCTTGCCGCGCGGGTTGTCCATGCGGGCGACGAACTTGCCGACGAGGCCGTAGCAGCCCTGATAGGCCTCGACGACGGTATCCACGAGGCCGGGGATCGCCTCGTAGTACTCGCCCACCGCCTTGTGCGCGGCATAGCTTGAGGTGGACCAGTGCATGAAGTGCGCGGCGATGGCGGTGCAGATCATGTGGCCTGCGAACTCGCCCATCGCGGCGTGGTACTCGGTGCCCTCGCTCATATCCTGGCGCTCCTGCTGCGCGTTTCGTGCGCGGCCCACATGTCGTTCAAGGTGGCGGCATTGGTCGCACCGACGAGCAACGGGCGGTCGGCCCGAGGCGGCTCGACGGGCGCCTCTTCGCGCCACGCGACGGCTAGCATACGGAAAGCGTCAGCCGGATGCGAGGTCCAATCGTGCCTAGGCGTCGCGCGGAAGGCGCGCTTGTCCTCGTCGTACTCGCGCTGGTACTGGCGCAGGGCCTCGATGCCCTCGCGGCAGCGCTCGGCATCGAACCAACAGCGTGGCAGGACCAGGCGCGCGGCTTGGATGCCGTCCTGCACCCCGAGGTCCGCGACGATCGTGAACTTGCCGATGCCACCCAGCAGCGCCGCGAGCTGCTCGACCACGCTGCGGCCGCCGCTCGCCAACGTCTTGGCGCGCGCGTCGTGCGGAAGGTGGTGGCGGGCGTAGCGGAACGGCTTGCCTGCGACGACCTCGGCTAGATCCGCGACGGTCGAGCCGCTGCTGGCGTGGTAGTCCAGCACGTGGATCTCGCCGCCAGCGACCTGATAGAACCAGATCGCCGTGTCGTCGCGGTAGCCGATGTCCCACGCCGTGAACACCGGGCGATCGGGATCGTGCGGGACGCGCCCGATGCGGCCCGCGTCCGAGGCCTCGCGCATCTCGACGCCGTAGAACGCCCCCAATATGGCCGCTTCGAACGAGCACTCGTACTCCTGGTCGTACTGATCCTGCGTCAGCTGCGCGCGGAGCGCATGCAATTCGGTCGGCGGCAGGATGCCCGAGGCGCTGGCCGGCAGCTTCAGGCAGAACCAATCCGGCGATCGCTGCGCGGCGTCGAAGGCCTCGTAGAACTGGTTTCTTCCCTTCGGCGTTCCGCCGATCGTGGCCCAGCCAGCTCTGTCCGAGAGCGTCGGCCGGATGACGTTGCCCCAGACGCTCGGGCGGAAGTCGCCGTACTCGTCGAGGTAGACGCCGTCGAAGCCGAGCCCTCGCATCGCGTCGGCGTTGTCCGCGCCGAACAGCTGGATCTTCGCGCCTGTGTGCGTCGTGAGCAGCAGCTCGGCCTCGTTGACGCCAGCGGTAGCGGGCGCGGCGAAGCGCTTGAGGTAGTCCCACGCGACGGACTTGGCCTGCGAGCGATATGGCGCAACGTAAGCGTAGTGCGCGTGCGGCCGCTGCGCGGTGATCGCGGCTCGGATCAGGTCGTTGACCGCCGCGACCGTCTTGCCTGCGCGGCGGTGAGCGACGAGGCAGGCCCAGCGTTGCGTGCGGCGATGGAAGGCCATGAACGCCTTGCGCGGCTTGTAGGGCATCCGAACCGTCAGCACGCGCGGCTCGCTCATTCCGGCTCGCCCCACTCGTAGCGGATCACCTGCGGGCCGCCCTCAGGGCCGGTTACCTCGGTGCGCGCGAGCTTCGGCACGTGGTACTCGACCAGGTCTTGGATGCACCGAAACGCAGCCAGCGGGCCTTCCTCGGCCTCGATGCGCTCGAGCAAATGGCCGAGGCGCGGCGTCTGTTGCTCGACGAACGCGGCAATGGCCTCGCGGGCGTTCGCGGTCGAGCGGTTCGGTCGCCCGGCCCTTGATCCGCCGCCGGTTTTCTTGCCCTTCGCCATGGCAGATTATCGCAAATCGCGATCAGGCATGGTCTGCATGGCCCAAATCATGCCCCGCGCCGCGCCATGCGTCAACCGCATATCGCCCTGCGTTCACGCCCATACCCCGGCGCACCTCCGACCCGAAACGCTTATTTCTTCCTAGGATCGCTCAGGAAGAGCGGAAGGGGAACAGGTGGGTCGCGCTGACTCCCGAACCCCTTCCGGCGCTCCTGCGCCATCCTCGGCGCTTCTGGAAGCATCCGAGGCGAACCTCGACCGGAACTTCGCCATCGCCGCGTCGAATTCCGCCCTCTGGGCGTCGGTCATTGCCGAGTACCGCCCCACCGGCCTGTCGCCCTCGACCGGCGCCGCGATCGCCCGCCGCAGGAGGTGCCGCTGGCGGTGCGCGGCCGCGACCTCGGCGTCGAGGAGCTGGCAGACCTCGGCATACGAGGGAAACCACTTGCAGGACCGCGCCGCCGCGTCGAGGCTCGACCGGGTGTAGGCATGGCGCGGATAGTTCAGCATCGCCGCGTAAGCCGCGATCCGCGTCCTGGCGTCCTCGGCGCTGAGCTGGCCCGCGACGAGCGTCCCGAGCGCGCCGAGCCACCGCTCGACCGTCGCCTGCGGAGCGGGCTGCAGCGCGTCCTCGACGGCCTGCAGGGCGCGTTCAGCCTCGGCCCGGACGCTCGGGGGGATCGAAAGCTGCGAGCCCGGCGTCTCGGTCTCGGCCCTCTGAAGCCAACTCCCGAGCGACTGCGAGAAAACCGTTGCCCGTGCGAGATCCTGTGCCATTCGTCGTCCTCCGTTCGCTCGTGCGGCGCACCCAGTTGCGCCAGGTTGCCGACCAGTTCGTTTTCCGCCCGTCCGCGCCGGGCTTCGCGTGCCAGTAATCCCTGAACGACGCCGCCTCGCGCTCGACCGCGACGCCGAGGCTGCCGGCGAAGGCCCGGTCATCCTCCGAAGGCAACCAATTGTCGGGCAGGCGGGTTCCTCGATCGGCGCGCTCTGCGCGCTTCCCCCCTGCACCCCCCAGAACCGGTTTCTCAGAACTGGTTCTTTCCGAAGGAAAGGGTGGTTGTGGTTGTGGTTGTGGTTGTGTGTACGTTACGTTGGTCGTTACGTCGGACGTTACGTTCATCGTTACGTTGTCCGTTACGTTGCGCGCAGCCCTCGCGGCGGTCGCGGCCTCGGTGCGCCGCTTTCGGGCGTCGTAGAGGCGGGCGGCCTCGGCCAGTTCGTGATCGATCCGGCCATGACGGATCTGACCGGACGAGACCGCGAAGAACGCAAGCACCGCGTCACGGTTCTCGATCCACTCGTCAGGCGTCATCCTGGCCGCGCGAGCGAGCGCGTCGTCGCTCAGGCGCAGCGGCCCGCCGGCTCGCCAGTAGGCCATGATGAGGTGGAGGTAGGCGCCGCTCTGGGCGGCGGTCAGATGCGCCGTGTCCGCGAGGTAGTCCGCGACGTACAGCGGCATCCAGCTATCTGGTCGTCCTGCCATCATCACCTCCTGCCGTCCAGCAGCGCCCAGACGATGATGCCGATGATCACAAAATCCTGCCATCCGAGAACCATTGCTTCCTCCGTTTGGGTTGAGTGGCGGGAGCGATCCATCCGGTAAACGCACCGGCCAGGGACCGGTTGACGGGCAGAGCCCGCTGGATCGCTTTTAGGTTCCGCGGCCCGCCGGCCACGGCAAGGGAGGGCCTGGCCTGTTCCTAGATCCCGAGGTCGAGCTGGACGCCCAGCCGGTCGGCGTAGAGCGTCACCGCCTGCAGCCGCTCCTGCTCGCGCGCCCGCTTGCGCTCGTCGCGCCACAGCTGCACGACGCGCAGCAGCGCCTCCGGGTCGTAGCCCGCCGACTTGATCTCGACCTTTAGTTCCTTGAGGTCGTCGCGCACCTCGTTGGCGGCGTCGATCAGGCGGGTCAGGCGCTCGGCGTAGCGCGTCAGGTCGTCATTCGTCATCGGTCATCTCCTCCAGAAGGATCTCGGCGCGGGGATTGTCCCGGTCGAGGTGGTGATACAGGTGCATTTCGCGCACCGCGCGGTCGTTGCGGTAGACGCGGCCCTGCAGCGCGTCGAGAATGAGGCTCGGGTCAAGATCCGGCCTGCGCGAGGCGTAGTAGATGTGAGCGGTCATGCAAATCGGCTCCAGTAGCTGCTCCTGCGCCGGCAGTTCCGGCACCTGACGCGCAACCGCCTCGATGTACGCAAGGCCCTTCTCCGACTTGATCACCCGCAGTTTCGACCCAAGCCGCACGATGCGGCGCGAGTTGGCCTTGCTGGCAGGCTCGCCCAGGATGGTGCCGCGCCATGTCCGCTTCATGTATCACCATTGCAGAAGCATTCAGTGGCCCTGCCCTCTTCTGCGAACAGGTCTGCGCTAGCCTCGACATTGGCGGCAATCTTGGCGTATGGAGGCCAATCATTGCGCCAACGCGCTCCGGTTGCCTTTTCCTGCTGAACCCACCAGTCAGCGGATCCTGGAATGTCGCGCATGATGGCGCGCACGGTGGCGATCGGCTTGAGGAAGCACAGGTCGCAGTTCCCGTGCGGTGTGCGGCCGTTGATGTTGGGTAGCTGCAAATCGAAGTTCTGCCGCTCCCAGAACGCCGCGACGTCGCGCTTCGTGATCCCTGCGGTCGCGAGCGGGCAGACAACATACCGATTGCCTTCGTTGGACGCCTTGATGCGCGCAACCCTGTGCATTTCGTCCGCGCGCAGGCCGACAGCCTCGGTCCACTCGTCCCAGCCCAGCGTCGCCTTCAACATGCGGTGCATGGCGCGGATCTTGAGGTCGGCCGTGCAGAACCTGGCGACGACGTTGGGCAGCATCTTCTTGCGCCGGATCAGCGCCGCGAACGGCTCGCCCGCGCGGCTGGCGTCGGCGTAGCTGGTGATGCGCCACCGCTGCGCGACCTCGTCGTGGTCGGCGTACTCGACCCACATGATCGGCACGCCCCATCGCTCGCCGCAATCGCGCACGAAATCGAGCGTCTGCGGCATCTCCTTGCCGGTGTTGGCGAAGATGACCAGGACGTCGCTCGGCAGCTCGCCGCCATGCGCTTGGACGATACGCCAGAGCATGTAGGCGGACGTCCTGCCGCCGCTGAACGAGACAACTGCCGGACCCTTCAAAAAGAACGGATTGTTCCTCACGGCTTCCCTCCCGTCGCATCGCGGCTCTCAGCCAGCATCGCCCCGCTCGACCCGGTCATCGACCGCTCTTGCAGCGGCGGCGTCCATCGCAGCACGCTCTGCGGGCGGATGAGGTGCGCCGGGACGTCCTCGTAGCGCCTGCCGCGCATCAACTTCGGCCAGAGCTTCTCGGCGCGCGCAACGCAGGCCTCGGGATCGGTCGAGCGCGTCTCGGGCTCGGCGATGTCCTCGAAATCCGCGATGGTCGGCGCTATGGGAGCGACGGTGCGACCGAGCGCGAGCGCCTGCCGGCCCGTGTCGGTCAGCCGAACGCGCGCCTTGCCGACCTCGATTAGCCCGCGCCGCCGCAGGCTGTGGACGCCCGAGTGCAGCCGCACCCGATGCGTGATCTGCGCGCTCCACGCGAGCCATGCGTCGATCGGCGCCTCGCCGCCAGCCGCGTCAAGGTACTCGACGACGAGCCGCGTGTAGCCGCTCGACACCGCCGCCTTGAAACGGCTGCCGCGATGCACCTTCTTCGCGGGCGTGAACCAGTAGGTCCAGCCGCACTCGGGCTGCTTGCGCGGAGCGTAGTCGCTGTCTACCAGCTCGCGGCGCTTCAAGTGCGCGAGGGCCATCAACACCAACCCCCTGTCCATGCTAGCCAGCACTTCGCACAGCCGCTGCGTCGAAGCGCGCCCGCCCTCGGCCCGCAGCGCGTTGGACACGCGCTCGATCGCGGTATCGCGCTTCATCGCCGGGCCCCGCGGCGCGTCGCGGCGACCGGGTCGAACGCGAGGCGCTTGGCGCGCGCGATGCGGAAGGCCTCGAGTTGCCGCGCGGCGGGCAGCCGCTGGCGGCGCTTCCAGTTGGAGATGGCCTGCGGCGTCGTGGAGAACGCGCGGGCGGTGGCGTAGGTGCCGCCGAGAGCGGCGATGAAGTCGGTCAGGGTCATCCGCGACGGCTACTACACGCGCGGTGTAGAGGTCAAGCACACAATTTCGCGGAAAGCGCTTGCAGCCGGTCACCGACGGTGTATGTTTCGCCTTGCCCCGGTGGTGCGGGGCAGAAACCAGGAGGGACAAACGATGCGCGACGAGAACGATCACGGCGAGAGCTACGCGCACACGCGCGACTACTACGACTTCATCGAGGCGAGCCTGCGCCGCCTCAAGCGCGCCGAGACGCAGGCGATGAACAAGATCGTCGCCGCGCTGGAGGAGCTGCGCGAGGTCACCGAGGCCGAGTGGCAGGAGCCCTCGGGCTTCACCGACGCGCAGGACGCGCAGGCCAAGCGCAACTGGCGCGACGCCCTGCTCAACGCCGACACGCTGATCGGCGAGTTCACCTTCGAGGCGCGCGACGCGCTTCAGGCCGCGCTGGAGGAGTGAGGGCCATGATGATCGACGTCGAAAACGCCGAGCGCAGCCTCGCCGACCTCGCGCTGCTTCGCCGCCGCACCTGCGATCAGGTCTGGGAGATCCTGAACGCGGTCGCCAAGGAGGTCGAGGAGATCAACGCGCAACACTACCGCTGCGCCGCCATCTCCGAGAGCGAGTTGCGCGACATCCTCTACACCGCCGAGATCCTCGTCGAGCGCCTGACGATCCCGACCGAGCGCTTCATCCGCGACGACGCGACGCCCGCCGAGCCCTTCGACGGCGACTACCCCGATTGGCTCAGGGGGGACCGCTGATGTCCCCCCTCTGGATCAACGCCCTCATGGGCCTCGTCCTGGCCGCGATCATGGTGCTGGCATGAAGCGCTTCCCCGCCGCCCCGGCGATCCCGCAGACGCCCGGCGTCCTGCGCGCTCGCATCCAGTTGCGGGTCGAGCTGGCCCGCGACCTCGATCCCGAGACGCTCGACTACCTGCTCGCGCATCAGCGCATCGCGGAGCTGGAGCGCGAGCTTGCCAAGCTGGAGGGCCACCGATGACCAGCGAGAAGCGCAAGCTGCTGCGGGTCTACCGCAGCATGATCAAGCGCGCGGCCCACGCGCCGCGCGGCAAGAAACAGTCCCGCCTCGCCGCCCTGCGCGGCTGGGTCCACCGCCAGATGAAGAGGGAGATCGAAAAGTGATCAACGACGGCATCCACAACGACGTCTCGTTCGAGGCGTACCTGAGCGCCGAGGCCTTCGCGGCCCCGGCGGTCAGCGGATCGGACCTCGTCGCATACGAGACCGAATGCCCGGCCCACGCCCACGCCTTCTGGCGCGGCAATCCGGCCCGCTTCCACCGCGATCCGAGCGCGTCGATGGCGCTTGGCACCGCCGCGCATTGCTACATCCTGGAGGGCGCCGAGGCCTTCCACCAGCGGTTTGCGGTCAAGCCGGACGGCCTGTCCTTCGCGACGCGCGAGGGCAAGGCGTGGCGCGAGGCGCAGGGCGACCGACAGATCGTCTCCTTCAGCGACCACATGCGGATCGTCGGGATGCGCGAGGGCCTCATGCGGAACGCCGACGCCCGCCGCTTGCTCGAGGCCGGCGGTCGCGCCGAGGTGACGATGGTCGCGCGCGACGAGGAGACCGGGCTCACGCTGCTGTGCCGGCCCGACCTCTACATCTCGCGCGCCGGGCTGGCGGTGAACCTCAAGACCACCGCGTCGCCCGCGCCGAACTCCTGGCGCAAGACCGCCGCCAATCTCAGGTACGACCTCGGGGATGCGATGTTCCGGCTGGTCGCCTCGACGCTCGGCATCCAGCGCCCGACCCATGCGTTCATGGTGGTCGGCAACGACGAGCCCCACCTCGGCTACGTCGCGGCCCTGTCCGCCGACGCCGCGAGCGCCGCCGACCAGCAGCTGCGCCAGATCCTGCGCCGCTTCGCGAAAAGCGTTGCGCAGAACAACTGGCCGGGTTACACCACGGGTGTAGTCGAAATCGGCCTGCCGCAGTGGGCCGCCAACGAAATCGCAACCAGCATTCAGAAGGGATACGCGCAATGACCAACGTCACGAACCTTCCGACCGCCACCGCGCCGCGCGCCGTCGCCGTGGACTTCTCGGACCCCGTCGCCGTCTACCTCGACAGCGACATCTTCGGCCAGCTCCAGCGCGTCGCGAAGCTGATGTCGAGCGCCTCGCTCGCGCCCGCGCATCTGCGCGGCGAGGGCAAGCTGGGCGATTGTTTCCTCGTCGCGGCGCAGGCCTTCCGCTGGCGCATGGACCCGTTCGCCGTCGCGCAGCACACCTACGTGCTGAGCGGCAAGCTCGGCTACGAGGGCAAGCTGATCGCCGCCGTCGTGAACGCCTCGGGCAAGCTGCAGGGCAGCCTCGACTACCAATACAGCGGCATTGGCGACCAGCGCCAGGTCACGGTGCTGGGCAAGCTGATCGGTGACCTCGCGCCGCGCGCGGTCGTCGGCACGGTCGGCGGATGGAAGACCAGCAACGAGCAGTGGAAGAAGAACACCGACCAGATGCTGGCCTATCGTGGCGCGCGCGAGTGGGCGCGGCGCTACATGCCCGAGGCCGTGCTGGGCATCCACGCCGACGACGACCTCGCCGCGCCGTCGAGCGTGACCATGCGCGACATCACGCCCCCGCCCTCCACCCCCCTCGCCGCCGTCAGCGCCGCGATGGACGCCCTCCTCGATGCCACCGAACAAGAGGCCGACAACATCGCGCCGGCCGCGTCGGATGCGGAGCCTTCCCCCTCCGCAGCCTCCTCACCAGAGGCCCCGACCGGCGCAACCCTCACGCCCGAGCTGGCCGAGCGCGCCCGCGCCATCGTCGCGGCGATCCGCAAGGCGGCGAGCGTCAAGGACATCGACCGCGTGATGCTCTCGCAGCGCGGCAACCTCGATGACATCAGCGCCGCGAGCGTCGAGGCGCATGAGCGCATCATGGAGGAGAGCCGCCGCCGGGTGGCCGAGGTGGCGGGATGACCGAAGAACAGGAGCGCCGCGTCCAGGCCAGCAGGGATGCGCTGGCTTGGATGGAGGAGGATCGGCGGTGGCAGGGAACTGCGGTCTACTGGTTCGCCTTCGCCGTGCTCGGCGTCGTGACGGGAGCGGTGGTGATTGCGCTGGCGGGGTTGCGATGACCCCTCTGCGCGTCCTCGTGGCTTGCGAGTATTCGGGCGTCGTGCGCCGCGCGTTCCTTGCGCGCGGTTGCGACGCCTGGTCGTGCGACTTGCTGCCGAGCGAGGACGGCAGCAACCGCCACATCCGTGGCGACGCGCGCGACCTGCTGCATGACGGCTGGGATCTGCTGATGGTGGCGCATCCGCCATGCACCCGCCTGTGCAACAGCGGCGTCAGGTGGTTGCACACGCCGCCGCCAGGCAAGACCGCCGGGCAGATGGAGCTCGAGCTGCGCGAGGGCGCGGCGCTTTTCAGCGCGTTCTGGAACGCGCCGATCCCGCGCGTTGCGGTCGAGAACCCGGTGATGCACGGACATGCCAAGCGGCTGATCGAGAACTACGCGGAGCCGGCGCAGTCGGTGCAGCCCTGGCAGTTCGGCCACGGCGAGACGAAGCGCACCTGTCTCTGGCTGCGTGGCCTGCCGCCGCTGCGCCCGACCAACGTCGTCGAGGGCCGCGAGCAGCGCGTCCATCGGATGCCGCCGAGCCCGACGCGCTGGAAGGAACGCTCGCGCTTCTATCCCGGCATCGCTGCGGCGATGGCCGAGCAATGGACCGAGCATGCGTGGAGGTCGGCAGCATGACCCCCGACGAAATCGCCCGCCGCGCGTTCCGGCGGCTCTACCAATACGCGCCAGACCCCGACTGCCCGGTCGATCAGCATCGGCTGGCGTTCCTGATTCGGGCGGTCAACGCAATCGAGGCCGCCGGGATGGCGGTCGTTGAAATGGAGGATGGACGATGAGCGATATCGTGCAACGGCTGCGAGCATGGTCACCGCTGATTGCGTCAGGGCTAGAAGTGCCTGCCGCATCTTTGGCGGCAGAGGAAGCCGCCGCCGAGATCGAGCGCCTCCGCGCCCGCGTCGAGGTGCTGCGCGAGCCCTTGGCGGTCTACGTCCACGCGCACCAGACAGGCAATTCCGTGCCGCCGCACATCGAAGCCGCTGCCCGCGCCGCGCTGGAGGCCAAGCCGTGACCCCCCACACCATCGCCGCCGTCGTCGCGGTCGCGTCCTACGTCGCCCTCTGGGCCATCACGATCACGATGGCGCTGCCATGACGCTCTTCACCGCCAGCGGCAGCCTGCCACGCCATCAATACGTTTCGGTCTGCGGTGCCTTCATCGGCTTCGGTGACGACGAATGGTTCCCTGCGGTCTGGTTTGGTCTGCACAGTCATCCTGGCCGCGCATGGGGCTGCACGGTGCTGCTTGAGTGCGGCGCGGTTTACCGAGACCTTCCGCCGCACGCGCTGGCTTTCTGCAGCGATCCCGATCCGTGGACGATCAAGGACGCGCAGGAATGGGACTGCTATGGCTCGCAGTTCTCCCTGCACACCTACGACTACCTCGACGGCCTCGGCGCGATCGTGCGCGCGGCAGACGCCGAGCTCGGCGCGGAATACCTGTTCACGGCCATCCCGGTAGGAGACGCCTACACACACGCGCCGGCGCAGGCGAAGGAGTTCATGTTCTTGCGAACCGATGGCGGTCGCCTGACCATCCAGCCAACCAACCGCGTCCTGTTTCGCGACAAGTCCTTCACGACCGTGCCGCGATGGCTGCCGCTGCGGCGGTCGGAGCAGATCTACTCTTGCGAGTAGCGATCGCGCGTCAGCCCGCCATCGCCTTCGCCTGCCGCCGCACATCCTCGACGCGCCGCTCCCAACCTTTCCCGAACGTCGGCCATGTCGGCAGGCCGCGCAGGAACGCCAGCCGCAGGTCGCAGAACCGATCCACGGTCGCCTTCGCATCCGCCGCCTTGATCGCCGCCATCGTCTTCGGCCCGATCACGCCATCCGGCCAGACGCCGATCGCCTGCTGCAACAGCATCGCCGCGCGCCCCGGACCGCTGTTGACCGCGCAGTCGAAGACCGCGAGATCGACGCCCGCTGGGAGCTCATCGCCGCGAACCTTGCGCCAGTAGCGCTCGCGGTAGAGCGGCTCGACCATGCCCGGCGTCAGGCCGCGCATGTCGGCCTCGTTCGCGGGATGGCTCGTCCATTCCTCCCAGACGCGCCGCGTCACGCCCAGGTTGGTCATGCCGCCTGGGTCGCGGGGATGATTGACGAAGCCGCCTTCGTGGCGCAGCAGCGCGCGGAAGGCCTCGCCCCAGTTCTCAAGCGCCACCCTTGCGCTCCTGCGCCTTGTCCCACGACCGCAGCGCGCCCATGCCGAGCATGCCAAACATGAGTTCCCAGAGATTGTTGTCCAGCACCGGCCAGCGCGGCACGGGCTGCCCGAGCAGGGCGAGCGTGAAGCCGACGAGCGGGACGAGCATGTAGCTGTAGGCCAGCGCGGCCGCACACACCCAGCCGATCGCCGGTCGCCATCCCGCGACAAACACGCTCTGGTGGGCGGCCTCGACTTTGTTGACCTCGAGTTGCGCGAGCGCGCCCTGAGTGGCGGCGGCGACGAGCTGCGCCTGCGCCTCGAGCTTCGCCTTCTCGGCGGCGGCCTTGTCGGGGATGACCTTGTCGATCACCGACCCGAAGATCGGCAGCAGGGCGGCGAGCAGGGGTGCCATGTCGGTCTCCTCAACGATGCATGAAGGTCTGAAGGTGGCCCCAGAGCCACGCGGCGCCAGCCCCGAGCGTCGCGATGATGCCGCCGGCCTTCACCGCCGCGAGCCACGCGCCCTTGCCCATGTTCGCTGCCGCGATGATCTGGTCGAGCTTCTTGTCCATGTCCTCGATGCGGTCGGTCATGTGAGCGACCTCGGACTTCAGCGCACCGATCTGCTGCGCGTGATCCAACAGGGCTTGTTCTTGCACGGCAGTCCTCCTCGGCGGCGCGATGGGGTCAGGTAGGGTATGCGAGGAGACGGCGGGCCGCCGCGCCTCGGGGCTGGGCCATGTCGCTCCGACCCGCCACTTCTCGTCCTCCAGGTCCGACATCGTTCACGACGCCGCTGCCCACAGGATGCCTCCGAAGATCGCGCCCGTCATCCACTCGGCGCGCTCGGTCCAGCGACCGCCGAACCGCTTGTTGATGTCGTAGGCCGCGGCGACCAGCAGGCCGGGAGCCGAGAAGGCCAGCATCAACGGAGAGCGATGCAGGATCGCGATCGGCACCAACATGATCGCCACCACCGCGACGCCCCAGAGCGCGAGGAACGCATGGTCGCGGCCCGGTTCCTCGAGCCCCATCGACTTGTCGAAGTAACCGAGGGTCATAGCGGCGAAGGCCGCAGGAGCGACCGATAGGAGCCACGGATTGAAGATGGCAAGCGGCAGCGCCATGAGGAACGCGCAAGCCATCCTTGTCTCGCCCGTCGAGAGCGCATAGCCGAACCGCTGGAGCGTGATCTGGCTGATCATCCCGCCGCGCAGCCGCCAGCAGAACGCGCACCATGCCGCATACAGGAGCCAACCGATCATGGGTTCACCTGCGCGTTGTTGGGCTTCTTCGACTGCACGAACCGCTTTCCAGCAGTCGCCGTCCAGGTGTTGGAGCCGCTCGCGTTGTAGCTTGCGGAAGCGGTACGCAGCTTGAACCCACCGGCAGTCTTGTCGGCATCGGTCCCGAAGGTCACCCCATTGCCGTTGATCGTCAGCGTCGCGGGGTTGCCGTTCGTCCACACGAAAGGCCCATCCGCCGCTGCGTTGCCGGTGAACGAGCCGCTGGTGGAGACTGCGGTGCTGGTGATGTTGGCAGTAGAGAGCGCCTTGAAGCCGCTGGGCGGGGTGTAGCTGAAGGCGCGCTGGCCGAAATTGATATCCGCGTCCTGCGTAGAAGCATCGCACACCGTTGCCACCCAACTATAGGAAAGCGAGACCGTCGTGACTTCTCCAGTCCCAGCGGCTGGATCACCGGAGTTGAGCCACGTTCCGTTACGACCAACCCAAAGTTCGCCGCTCGCAGCGTCAAACGCGAACATGATGATGTCTCCAGCGGACGGAGTCGCGCCTGTAACAACGGCAACTCCTCCGACGTAGATATCTCCATCATTGCATACATATCCGACGCTGTTGGCCGGACCAGAGCCTCCTCCAGGCCAATAAGAAGCTCCGCTTAATGGAGGAGATTGATCGGCCCGCATGATTCCGGGGCGCGGGAATGTAATGGAAGCTGGGACGACGAATTCCCAATAGCACTTCCCTGAAAGCACGAACGTGCTTTGCACCAGATAGAAAGTAGCGCCGCCCCCACCGGAATTCCAAGTGAGGCCAGCATTCTTGACGGTCCCGCCCGAAGTCGATTTGTTGATCTGGCTTAGGACGCAATAGTTGTTCGTCGGCGTGTCGGTCATCTGGTCGAATGTCGCTCCAGCCGTCACCGAGATGCCGCTCGTCGTGAAGTTGTTGCTGTTGCCAGAGGTGTCGTAGCCGATGGTCGTGGTGGAGGCGGCGTCCTTGAACTCGAGGAAGAAGCCGTTGGCCCCGAACGTGCCAGAATACGCTTTTGGCACCCATACGCCGGTCGTTGGCTCGGTCTGGCCGAAGCTGGAGGGTGTCAGGGCTTGGCCGTCGATCCAGTAGACGTTAGCGAGGTGGCCGTCAAAGAAGTTGGTCGTATTGGCCGCGCCGACCTGATGCGCGATGGCCGTGTTGAAGATCGCAGCGGCGGTCGTTCCGGTAGCGACCGATGCGTTGTTGACGTAGATCGTCTGCGCGCTTCCGTTCTGCTGATACACGATGTGCATCCATGCAGACGGATCGCGGAACACCGCAGTCGAGGTGCAGGCCGTCGTGCCATTGAGGGTCAGCACGAGCTGATTGGATGAGTTGAAACCGAAGTTCGTCGTCGTGCTCGCCCCGAGGAGATACGACGTCGATCCAAGGGTGCCTCGCTTGCACCATGCCGAGAACGTCCAGACAGTCGAGCTAGTCGGTGAACCAAACGTCCTGCTGAGATAGGCGCTGTTCGCCGCCCGAAAGCGCAGCGAGTTGGCGATCTGGTAGTTCGCGCCGCCGCCAGCGAGCAGGACTTGGTGAATCGCCGACATCAGGTCAGCCCCGTGCCGCTGATCAGCCACTCGGTCGATGTCACCTTCACCGCCGTCGCGATGCCGTTGGCGGCCAGAGTGCGCGAGCCCGTCGAACCGTCGCCAGCGAGGCGCATCGTGTCGGTGGTGATCGCGATGGTGATCGTGCCGGCGCCGTTCTGGTTGATGAACGTCACGGCGGTGCCGACCGCGAATGGCACGGAGCCGTTGGCCGGGATCGTGAACGTGCGGCCCGTCGTGTCGGCGCTGGGGTGGAAGATCTGCTTGCCGGCGTCGCCGATGACGAGCCCGTAGTCGGCGCTCTGGCTGTTCTGCTGGAGCCGCGTGTTCACCGCCTTGCCGGTCTCGGGCGTGATGACCTTGGAGGTGTCGGTGCCGGTCAGCGCCTCAGCCTCGGTGGCGAGCGTGACCACGCCGGCCACGCTCGTCGTGGCGGATGGATTGACCACCGCAGCGCCGCTCGCGCGCTGATACCACTCGCAGCGCCAATTCCCGCTGCCCAGCGACCGGAAGCCCGCGACATCGTTTGCCGCCGTCGTGATCGACGCCGAGCCCGGCAGGATTAGCGAGGTGCCGTTGTGCGTGAGGGTCAGGATGCCGTCGAACTTCAGCACCCGGCAGATGCCCGCAACGACCGTGTCGAACGCGGTTATCGTCGTCGTGCCGCTGACCGCGAGGTACTCGGCGTTCGCCGCGCCGATGTTGGTCGTGGTGGCCGAGGCGATGGTGCCGTTGACCTGGATCGACCTGTTGATCGACAGGAGCTGGAAATGCGTCCCGTCGTAGACCACCAGCACCACGCTGCCGCTGATGATGTCGCCCGCCGCCAGCGCCGCCGTGCCGCGCGTGATCGACTTGGCCCCGAGGCTGTCGATGTTCAGCGTCGCCGCGCCCGTGTTCGTGCCGCTGGCGACGAACCAGAACATCTGGCCGGTGGCGTACGTGGTCACCTGCGGAGAGCCCGAGCCGGTGATCGTGTCGATGCCCGAGACGCCCAGCAGGCTGGAGATGCCGCCCTGCACCTGAGACAGGCGCGCGCTGTCGGTTCCGAGGGTGCCAGCGCCGAGGCCGGTGAGCTTGTTGCCGCCCATCGGAAGGTTGGCCGTCACCGTGGTCTGGCCGTCCTTCGTCACGCAGGTCGAGAGCCCGGTCGCGAGGTCGGCGGTCAGCGCGTTGAAGGCGGTGGCCGTGATGACCGTGCCCGCAACGACCGGCTGGCCTGCGGTGTTGATCTGGAAGGTGCCGGAGCCGTTGAAGCTCATGGAGAGATCCCCTGCTGGAGAGCGTTGATGAGGGCGGCGCGGCGCGCGTCACCCGAGAGCGGCGTTGGGCCAGCCATCAACTGGTTGGTCAGGTACGCGCGGCCAGGCGCGGATTGCAGCGCGCGCTGGACAGCCCACGGCGCAGCTGCGCCGGCAGCCATTCCCAGCATTGGGTTGCCGGTTGCCATGCCGATCATGCCGCCGCCGCCAACTGGAGCGAGCGAAAGCGCGTTCGCCATTTGCGTGCGCTCCGACGTTCCGCTGCTCGGGATCTTGTCCGCAATGAAGCCGCCGAGGCGCGCAAGATCGTTGAGCTGTCCGCGCCCACGACCAAAGCCAGCCTTGTCCTGCGCGCGCACCGCCTGCTGGAAGGCGCCCAAGGGCAGATTGCCGGTCGCGCGGTCCTGCGCCGTTCCCTTCGAGGCGGCATCGTCGATGGCGAGCAGATTGCGGTACTGCTGGCGCGTCTCGCGCCATTCCTGCCTCAGCGGCCCGCTGAATTGACGCTCGACGGCATCGTCGAGGGCATTGGCAAGCTGGTTCAGCGCAAATCGAGCCTCGGGGTTTTGGTTCGATCGGGCCATGCGCTTGAGGTTGGACGAAATGTTCTGGTAGCCGTCGCCCGGAATGGCCGCGTTTGGCGCGCGCCGCACCAGATTGAACTCGTCGATGTACGAGGTGACCGGCGGGCGGATATTGACGTCCATGCGGCGGACGTAATCGCGCTCGATGTCATCGACCGCACGGAAGAAGTCGCGATCCAGCCGAACCTGCGGCGTCTGCGCGATCAGATCGTCGAACTGCTGCCCGATGCGCCCGAAAGCGCGGTCAAGCGTTTCGGGCCGCACGTCGGTCGCGGCCTCTCCGGTCGTCCGCATGACTGCGCCCTGGAACTGCTCGCGCATCCGTTGCTGCTGGTTCTGCGCCGCGCCGGCCGATCCGGGCAGCCGAGCCAACGCGCTCTCGGCCAGCTTGACGGTTGGGCTGCCGGTCTGTGCGCCCACCGGAAGATCCACGCCCTCGCGCTGCGCCACCTGCACCAGACGGCGCTCCTCCTCGGTCAGGCGAGCGGGCAGCGGCGTCACGACGCGCCGAGCGGCACCAAGGGCAACGGACGGCGCAACCGCCCCTGCGACGCCGCCAGCAACGCCCGCGACGGCCTTGGCGGCTGGGCTCGCGCCCTCCGGGAG